TGAGAATAATTCCAATGGAGATGGTACGGAAGATAGTAACTCAGGTGAAACTGAGGAGGATACTATCGAGCAACCATCACAAAATGGTGGTGATACTTCCTTGGACGATGATATTAGAACTGTGGATAATCTCAGTAGTAATATTGAGTCACTAGCAAAGAAGTCTAGTTTTAACGAACCAAAATACATTGAGATTCCTGATGTAGACCTTGATAGAGTATGTGTAAGTAACAGTGATGTACACGGATACATTCGTGATTACTGGAACAAAACAGTCAACTCTATCCTCCACGACCCCAATAACAGACGCACTAGACCTGAGATTGAAGACCTCTTCTTCAAGTACCCTCGTCTAAACTATCAGAACTTTAAGAGAGATGTTCAGTCTGAGGTCAACTATATGGTCAAGGAGTTTGAGTGTAAGAAGTCTGCTGCTGCCTATGCTCGGGCATCAACCTCTAGGACTGGCATTCTAGACTGCACTAAACTACACACCTACAAATATAACGAAGACCTCTTCAAAAAGATCACAACGCTTCCAAACGGCAAGAACCACGGTCTCGTGTTCATTCTTGATTGGTCTGGGTCTATGTCCCCCATTCTTGATGATACTGTTCGGCAACTCCTATCGGTGGTGATGTTCTGTGATAAGGTCAACATCCCCTTCGATGTCTATACATTTACTAATGAGTGGAGTGAAGACTATAGCAGCAAGAAAGGTATGGACAAAGAAAATATCTTCTACATCGCTCCTGACTTTAGTATGTTGAATGTTCTGTCTAGTCGGACATCTCGTAAAGAGTTAGGTCGTCAGATGGAAACTCTGTATACTCTTGCTGTGATGTATACCTACTCACACGGCGGTGGTGTGCCCCCTAAGATGGGTCTGAGTGGAACTCCGTTGAATGAGGCGATAATGACCTTGAAGATGCTCCTGCCCGATTTTAAGGCACGCACAGGTGTCGATAAAGCACACGTTATGATACTCACCGATGGTGAATCTAATCAAACTCGCTATGTCCGCTCTTATGAAAACTACCAGGGAGAAACCGAGTTGGGTATAGGCAGGATCTTTGTATCTGGAAACTACTACATTCGTAATCGATCTACAGGTTGTATCTCTTGGATTGGTAGTAAGGGTAATTCTGTTGCACCAGTGTCTACATTCATATTGAATGACCTGCAGGCAATGTTCCCTGAAAGTACCTTCACTGGATTCCGTATCTTGGAGAATAATAGTTCCTACTTTATTCGGGCAGCAACTGACTATGACGACAAACTTATTTCTCAATGGAAGAAGACCAAAAGCATTGCCCTCACTAACTTTGGGTATGACAAATACTTCATCATTGGTGATAAGCATTTGAAGCAGAGCACAGAGTTTGATGTTGATGACGATGCTACAAAAGCAAAAATCAAGACAGCATTTGCTAAGTCTCTCAAGGGTAAGAAGGTCAATAAAAGAATCCTTTGTGACTTCATTGACCTCATCGCATAGACACTTATAAAAGTGTCCACGGCATCTTCACGGAGATGCCTTTATCCTCTATAATATCTACATACAACAGCACAGCATTATGTCCAGGATTACAATGACTACAGAACAAATCGTTGATTATTTGTTGGCGGACTATCGTTCTGAAATTACAGCAGCAGATGTGCGTGGTTTTTGTGCGTCTAAAGGTCTTAACTACCAGACAGTTACTCGCAAACTAGAGCAATATAAAGTTGGTCGTGGTAAATGGAATCTAGAAGTGACTGTAGAGAAGGTAGAAGAATTGGAAGAGACCTTTGCTGCTCCTGCTGCTATGCAGCACAACCTCATTCCAGACAAGGATCCTCAGTTTGTTTCTTTTGGAAACTTTGCTGACATCAAAAAGATTATCAAATCTGGTATGTTTTACCCTACCTTTATCACTGGACTCTCTGGTAATGGTAAAACATTTAGTGTGGAGCAAGCGTGCTCTCAACTCAATCGTGAAATCATTCGTGTGAATATCACTATTGAAACCGATGAAGACGACCTCTTAGGTGGTTTTAGATTGGTTGATGGCAATACCGCTTGGCACGATGGACCAGTCATCGAAGCAATGAGGAGAGGAGCACTTCTCCTTCTGGACGAGATCGACCTTGCCTCTAACAAGATTCTCTGTCTCCAAGCAGTGCTTGAAGGTAAAGGAGTATTCCTCAAGAAAACTGGTCAGTTCGTTCAATCTGCTCCTGGATTTAATATTATTGCTACGGCAAATACCAAGGGTAAGGGATCTGACGATGGTCGTTTTATCGGCACCAACATTCTGAACGAGGCATTCCTGGAGAGATTCCCAATCACCTTTGAGCAGTCTTATCCAACAACCTCTACTGAGACCAAGATGCTCAAGGGATACGCCAAGTCTCTCGGAGTCAAGGACGATGTCTTCTGTAAGCGTCTCTGTGACTGGGGAGATATCATTCGTAAGACCTTCTATGATGGTGGTGTTGATGAGGTTATTTCTACCCGTCGTCTGGTCCATATCATTCGTGCCTACGCTATCTTTGAGGATAAGTTGAAGGCAATCACTGTCTGCCTCAATCGATTTGACGATGAGACCAAGCAGGCATTCTTGGACCTATACGATAAGATTGACGCCGATGTCGATGTCAATGGTATTGTTGAGGATGTTCTAAAAGTAGATGTGGAAGAAAACTTCTGAAACTACAGCACCCAGAGATACGAGCATAAATATATTGAATAAACCTATCTCCTAGGCAAAATGGGTTACAAGATTAATGGTGAAGTAATCATCTCCAATAGTAAGGATATCGATAATGTCGGTATCGCTACTATGGATTTGGTAGATGCTAAAGTGTCTGCCAAAGCAATCACAGAGCAGACTGAAGGTGCTGTCTCTGATGTAACCGGTGCTGATGAGGTGCTCATCTACGATGCTGAGGGAGGGACACTCCTAAGGGTCACCGTAGATGAGTTTATCAGTGGGTCTGGGATAGGTACTCTGGTAAGTGATTTTGATAGTCTGAATGTAACTGGTATTGTTACTGCCGGTGGTAGTTTTGATGGAAACCTATTTGGTAATACAACTGGTCTCCACAATGGTGATGTATACAGTAGAACTGGAGCAGAGATTGTCCTAGAAGTACCTTTAGACACAGGCACTGGTAGTATAAAAGCTAATCTTACTGGTGAGACGGTATCTGTTTCTAGCTCTGTTACAGCAGCAAATTTGTATGGAACTGTAACAGGTAATGTAACTGGAAACTCAACTGGTCTTCACAATGGTGATGTATACAGTAGAGATGGGTCCCAATTAGTATTAGAGGTACCAGCAACTACAGGTGATGCTCACTACATTGGTACTGTTACTGGTGATGTAACTGGAGACACTACCGGCACTCACTACGGAACTAATACTGGTCAAAATAATGGTGATGTGTACACCAATGATGGTGGTCAGCAAGTCGTAGATACTGCTGCTTCTCCATCTCCTGTATTCAAAGGTGACGCAGAAGGTCTAACTGGAACACCTAATATAAGCGTAGGTAATGTATCAGCATCTTCTTCTGTTACTGCTGCTGCGATTTATAGTGGTGACATTGCTGCTAGAAATATCATCACACTTGGTATTACTACTATTCAGGACCACCTAGAGGTAAATGATAGTACTGGTTCTGGTACCGAATATAATCTCAATGTTAAGACCAACGGTAGTTCTACCTTTGGTGTTCTAGGTAATGGCAACATTCTACTTGGGAATAGTTCCGCTGCTCCATTTATGGCGACGAATGACCACCACGCAACTTCCAAGAAATTTGTGGATGATGCCATTGGTTTATCAACCGTTGGTTTAGCATCTACTGAATATGTTGATCAAGCGGTTGCTTCTGCTGGTGGTGAGTGGACACTTACTGGCACAAATTTGGCCCCCAATAGTTCTAGTACCAATGTAGTTGTTGATAGTTCGATTGGTATTGGAACGACTGCTACTAGTGGTGCCAGAGTCACTGTAGTCAATGAAATGTCTGAAAATTTGTCCTATTTACCTGTAGTGTCTGTACGCCAAAATGATAGTGGTGAAGAAAATAATATCCAAGAGTGGAGATTTTATAATGATCATCCCCTGAGATTGTATGCTGAATCTAGTAATGATTATAATTTAGGTCTTGTTCAATTTGGTGGTGATGATCCCACAGCAAAGTCATACATGAAATTTCATGGTGATGGATTCTCTGGTATTACATTCCACGCTGGAACGACTAATGGCAGTGCTTCACAAGTATTCAGTATGAATGCTTTTGGTCAAGTCCGTGATAAGATTGGTTCAATCAGGGGATTTGGTAGTCCTATCACTAAGAGTAGTGATTATACGCCTGATTCTGGTGATGAGGGATATCTCATCGAGTTCACTTCTGGTAATGCTACCGTTTCTTATGATGGTGGTTTCAATGAGGGATGTGGTTTCCATATCGTTAATAACTCATCATCTTCCATGAGCATCATTCAGGGTGCTGGTAATACAATGTATTTCACTGAGGATGGAACAACAGGCAACAGGACACTAGGGGCAAGAGGATTGGCTAGAGTCTTCTACATGGATAGTTCTTGGTGGATTGATGGTTCAGGTCTAAGTTGAGTGGCAAAATAAAGCAAAAGGTGTTATAATGTGTAGGTAAAACCCTTACACAATGACTAACTCTTGGGCTATGTTATTTGACTATAAATACGGCGACGACAGACCAGTAACTGATACTGCTTCTGATGTCTTCGAATACCTTGGTGGTCATCCAGATGACCCTGAGATGAATTTCAACTTCGCCGCTGCTGCTCCTATTACAGCGTCTTATGGAGAGGATGTAATTACTTTTGACATCCCTAACGATGACAATGTAGTGATTACAGAAAACTCTAATCCAAAGGACAATACCTTCTGGAAGTATAGAGAAGGTAAAATCCTTCGTGAGATTGAAGATTACTTATCTGGAACATACAAAGGACACTATGTTTCTGATGGAACTGATGATGCAAAGATCCAAACTCTTGACTTGATCAACTCTATTGGAGATGCTGAAGCGTTCTGTCGAAGCAACGCAATCAAGTACCTCTCTCGTTTTGGTAAGAAGAACGGTAAGAATAGACTTGACATTTTGAAGGTTATCCATTATGCTATCCTTCTGTATCACTTCTCTGACCTTCCGATTACTTCAGACGAAACACCCTCTGATACACACTCACCTCTCGGTTACTGACTTTATAATGAAACTATCTGATTCAACTATTTCAATCCTCAAAAACTTCTCTTCCATCAACCAAAGCATTATTGTTGGTGAAGGGAATACACTCAAGACTATTTCAGTGATGAAGAACATCCTTGCTGAAGCAGTTGTAGCGGAAGAGTTCCCACGCTCATTTGCTATCTACGACCTAAACGAGTTCCTCAATGGTCTGTCTCTACACGACAACTACGCCCTAGACTTCTCTAACGATACCTATGTCGTTATCCGTGAAGGTCGTCGTCGTGTGAACTATCACTTCGCTGACCCAGAGGTCATTGTGTCTCCACCAGACAAGAAACTTGAGTTGCCTTCTAAGGATGTATGCTTCACTCTAGACCACTCACAACTCAATCAACTTGCTAAGGCAGCATCTGTATATAAACTACCCGACCTGTCTGTAGTCGGTAAAGATGGCAACATCTCATTGGTTGTCCGTGATAAGAAGAATGACTCTT